GTAGTGTAAAAAAAGATATGAAAACAGAAAAATACTTTTGATATGTTTTTAAATAAGATTTGACTAAATTATATACTAAAAAATGGCATAAGTATAGTGTGGAATTTGACAAATACCCTTCCAGTGCAGTTGCTTATGCTTGGTTTGTTTGGGTGAAAGGCTTCAAAGGTGACCCAATTATAAAATGGATAAATTAAAGGGGTGAAAATTCATGGAAGATAAATGTTATGTTTGTGCTCAATATGTTCCAGAAGGAAGACAGATTTGTCCTTCATGTGAATATGAATTAAAAACTTATAAAGCAATAAAAATTAATGATTTGCAGTACATTAAATGATATTTATAACAGAAAAAATCATGACTATGGTGATTCATTTGCAAAATTAAGAAATGAACTTCCAAATGCAATCCTGGTCAGGATATATGACAAATATTCAAGACTTAAAACATTAATGGAAGGTGCAGAACAAAAGGTTAAAGATGAAAGTATTGATGACACACTTATGGATTTAGCAAATTATTGCATTATGGAATTGGTAGAAAGGAAGATGGGAAATGAATGCTAATGAATATCAAAAGGCTGCATTAAGAACAGCTTCAAAGAATGGGTCTTATGAATTAATTTTAAATGGGGTTTTAGGTCTTTCAGGTGAAACTGGTGAAGTTGCTGATCATGTAAAGAAATATTTATTCCAGGGTCACAACTTAAACAAACATCATCTTGCAGAAGAATTGGGTGATATATGTTGGTATTTAGCAATCACAGCAGAAGGTTTGGGTTATGACCTAGGTGCAATTATGCAGATGAATATTGATAAGTTAATGAAAAGATACCCCAATGGATTTGAGAAGGAAAGGTCACTACACAGAAAGGATGATGAATAATGAAAGCAATCAAAGCAGGTTTTGAAATTATTGATGAATTGAATGGTTCTGAAATATTGAAGAAAATTGAACTTTGTGGAAGGGTTTGCTATAAATCAGAAAACAAAATCAAAGAAGGATCTGCTGAAAAGTTTGTTGCTGCAATAATAAGAAATGGTCATGAATCGGTAATTGAACATGTATCTTTCACAGTCAAGTTTATTGTTGACAGGGGTGTAAGTCATGAAATGGTAAGACATAGACTTGCTTCATATAGTCAGGAAAGCACCAGGTATTGTAATTACAGTAAGGATGATTTTCAATCTGAAATCACTTTTATTGAACCATATTATTTGGCAGAAGGTTCACCAGGTTGGATGGAATGGATGCTTGCAATGGAAGCTGCTGAAAAGGCTTATTTCAATTTATTAAACATAGGTCATTCACCACAGGAAGCAAGGGCAGTTCTTCCAAACAGCTTGAAAACAGAAGTAATGATGACAGCTAATTTAAGAGAGTGGAGGCACTTCTTAAAAGTTAGAACTTCAAAGGCAGCACATCCACAAATAAGAGAAGTTGCAATTCCATTGCTTCATGAATTACAAAGACTTATTCCAGTGGTCTTTGATGATATAACTTTTTAGAATAAAGGGGGTTATTGATTGATGAAGATTATTAAAGATACACCAAAAGAAATTCCTATGCTGACAGATGAAAGATTTGATGAAATTGAACAATTCGCTGAACTTGTTAAACCAGTTCAAAAATGGATGTTGAAAAATTATCATCCCCATTCAAAAATAATTATCGAATCCACAGGGGCAACAGTTGTTACTGATGAAATGTATATCCCCTTAAAAGTGGGTGATTAAATGACAAGAAGAAACCCTTATTATAATGACAGTGGTTGTCCTGATCCAACGGCATATGAAGCATTAAAACCTATTATTCAAGAAGATGCTGCACTTGAAAAGAAAGTTCATAATCTTATAAATGTTTTGAAATTCATTGTTGAATGGGCAGGATTTGAGTTCATAGGAAGAATTAAAATCAGGGATAAAAAGTCAGGAAGGGAATTCAGATGAAAGTTGATTATAAAGATTTTCAAGGTAATTGTCCAATGACAGTTGAAAATATTAAAAAATATAATATTAAAGACAGTTATATAAAAAGATTTTGTGGTTATGGGTGTAGTCCAATTTGTAATGAAGTATTAATTCAACATATAGAAAGGTCAGGTAAGAAAAATGAAACCAGTAAAAACAGAAACAACTAATGTTACTTTTGTAGGTGATGGGTGTGAACCATTACCAGGTACAAGATACCTTTGTGATGATGGGGTTACCCCTGGAATAGAAACAGTTTGGGAATTGGATGAAAAGGAAAAGCAACAAGTGTTGGAAAGTGGCAGAATTTATTTATACATAATGGGAAGAACAGTCCAACCTTGCTTCCTTGCAACAGAATCAGCAGTGAGAATTGAAGAAGAAAGGAATGGTGAAGATGACAAAGATGATAAACACAAAGAACAGGATTGAATTATTCAAGTCAATGATGAATAAATACTATGATCAGTTACCTTGTAAATTAAATGATGACTTCCTGGATTGGTTAATTGATGAAGGGTTCTTCACTGCACCTGCTTCAAGAAAATATCATGGTGCTTATGAAGGTGGATTATTTGACCATTCATTTGCTGTTGCTGAAACACTAATTGAAATGACTGAAAAAATGAACATTGAATGGGAACATCCAAGATCCCCTTTCATAGTTGGAATGTTTCATGACTTATGTAAGATTGACCAATATGAAAAGGTTATTGATGTTGAAGGTGTGGTTTACTTTGGAATGGATGAACCAAAAGGTGAAGAATATCATTTTGAGTATTCAACAGATGGACTTCTTCCAGGTCATGGTGAAAAGTCAGTGATGAAACTTGCACAGTGGATGCAGCTAACAGAAGAAGAAATTCTTTGTATTCGTTATCATATGGGTGCTTATGAAAAAGACACCTGGGATTACTTTGACAAGGCAATAAGAAAATATCCAACTGTACTTTGGACACATACAGCAGATATGATTGCTTCAAAGGTTAAGGATATATAAAACCTGCACTTCCAAACCCTTCGCACAGTAGTGGTGGAAGTTGGGTTCAAGATAGGGTTCAAGATAGTTCTTGATAAAAATTACAACTTGAACCCCTTGAAACCCTTAATATAACTATTGTTAAGGGTATCGGTTCAAGAAGTTCAAGATAGTTATAACTTATTATATAAAATAATGATTATTATAATATATAAAAAAATAAATTAATATATACCTTAAAAATAAAGAATATAGGGGAATTTATCTTGAACCTTGAACCGTTAAGGCTGAAACCCTTGAAAACACTCGCTTTTTATCGGTTCAAGATAAAATTAGGGTTCAAGATAGACCCTAAAAAGGTTCAAGATAATCTATAAGAAAGGACTGATTGAATGTCAAAAAACACTCAAATGATAGAAAAATATATTGATGAAACAATACAAAGATATACTTCTGAATTGAGAAGACAAGGATTATTGAAAGATAATAAAAGAACACCATTTCAGAAAACAGAAACTTTATTATATAACTACAATAATTTTAAAGCTGCAATCCAGGATAAGTATGAACAGATTGAAGCTATTAAGAAAGTAGGACTTCCAAAAAGAAGTACAAGCATTACAACCTTTTCTTCAAGTCCTACATATGAAATAAAAACTGATAGTGATAAGGCAGAAGAAAAGATTGAAGCTATTGAACAAAGCATTCAAGTGACAAAGAACTTTATAAGTGTAATTGATGCTGCACTTGATATGCTAAAAGATGATCATTACTTTGACATAATCAGAATGAAATATTTTGAAGGTAAAACCAGGGAAGAAATTGCTGAACATTTTGATGTTGATGTTTCAACTATATCAAGAAATAAAAACAGACTTATAAATCTATTACAGATAAGGTTATTTAGTGATGAAGTGATATATCAAATATTTAGTTAAAATATAAAGAAGGTGATATTGTGAACAGAGCAGAAAGAAGAAGAAGATTACAAAAGAAGGGTCTTCCAGTTAAGAAAGAACCAGTAGTCAATATCAAGTATAGTGATGTTCAACAGATGAAAGATGAAGCAACTAAAAAAGCAGCAGATACAGCATTCCTTTTGATGTTAGGTCTTCCAGTGTTAGTTCTTCGTGACAAGTGGGGCTTCGGTAAAGTTAGGCTTGAAAGGTTTATTGACCAGGTAATTGATATGTATGAAGCTTTCAATGAAGGATATTTGACACTTGATGATATTCATAAGGTTATTGAAGAAGAAACAGGAATTAAAATCCTTGGTAAATAATGCACATATCGTGCAACATTGATGTCCTTGCCATGCGTTTATTATATATGATAGTATTATAGTTGAGTAAAAATAAGTAATGATAAGTAATGAAAAATAATGATAAGTAATAAAATTTAGACCCTTGAACTATGTTTGTTCAGGGGTTTTTTATATTCAGAAAGGAAGGTGATATTTCATGGCTAAACTTACAAAAAAGCAACAAAGATTTTGTGATGAGTATTTGATTGATGCAAATGCAACACAGGCAGCTATTCGTGCAGGTTACAGTAAAAAAACAGCAAGAAGTCAAGGACAAAGACTGTTGACTAATGTTGACATAAAAACATATATTGATGAACAGCTTGAAAAAATCCATAATGAAAAGATTGCTGATGCTAAAGAAGTCATGATCTATCTTACTTCTGTTCTGCGTGGTGAATCTCAATCTGAAATTGTAGTTGTTGAAGGAACTGGTGATGGATGTTCTGATGCAAGAAGAATGACCAAATTACCTGATGAAAGGGAAAGATTAAAAGCTGCTGAACTTATCGGAAAAAGATATGGAATGTTCACTGATAAAGTTAATGTTGAAGGTGCTGTTCCAGTTGTAATTGTTGATGACCTGGAAGATGATGAAGATGATGAAGATGAAGAATTTGATGACTAATAACACATTAGTAACACAATCATCTTCAAACCCTGATAAACAAAGGCTTTATATTTATTATGCAATAATTCAGGGTGATGCATATGGTTAAAAGAAAGAAAATATCACTTAAAAAGGTTGTCGGTAAGAATTACAATAAGTTTTGGAAGTTCAAAGGTAGATACAGGGTTGTAAAAGGAGGTCGTGCTTCCAAGAAATCAAAGACAACTGCACTTTGGTATATAACCAATATGATGAAATATCCAGGTGCAAATCTTCTTGTTGTCAGGAAGACATTCAGAACATTAAAGGATTCATGTTTTACTGAACTTAAATGGGCAATTAACAGGTTGGGTGTTCAGGATCATTGGAAGATTACTGAATCACCATTGGAAATTGAATATATTCCAACAGGACAGAAGATTTATTTCAGGGGTCTTGATGATCCATTGAAAGTTACTTCAATCACAGTTGATGTTGGTTCATTATGTTGGATGTGGATTGAAGAAGCTTATGAAATCATGAATGAAGATGATTTTAATATCCTGGATGAAAGTATTCGTGGTCAGGTTGATGATGGTTTATTCAAGCAAATTACATTGACCTTTAACCCATGGAATGAACATCATTGGATAAAGAAAAGGTTCTTTGATGCACCACCTGACCCTGATATTCTTGCAATGACAACCAACTACTTAATGAATGAATTCCTTGATGAAGCAGACAGAAAAGTCTTTGAAACCATGAAGAAAAACAACCCAAGAAGATACAGGGTTGCAGGTCTTGGTGAATGGGGAATTGTTGATGGTCTTGTCTTTGAAAATTGGGAAGAAAAGAACTTCAAACTGGAAGATATTAAGAAAATCCAAGGTATCAAATCAGCATTTGGTCTTGACTTCGGTTATACAAATGACCCTTCTGCACTGTTTTGTGGAATGGTTGACCTTAATAATAAGGTGATTTATGTATTTGATGAAATGTACCAGGAAGGTATGTCAAATGAAGCTATTTATGAAGAAGTCACCAAAATGGGTTACAGAAAAGAAAGAATTCGTGCTGATAGTGCTGAACCAAAGTCTATTGATAGATTAAGAACCTTGGGTCTTGTTAATATAAGGGCGGCAAGAAAAGGAAAAGACAGTGTGAACAATGGAATTGACTATATACAAGACTTCAAGATTATCATTCATCCAAAGTGTGTGAACTTCTTGACTGAAATATCAAACTACACCTGGGATAAAGATAAGTTTGGAAAGAAAATAAATAAACCAATTGATGACTTCAACCACTTGATGGATGCAATGAGATATGCACTGGAAGACTTCATCAAAGGTGAAATATTTAGTTTTGATTAGTAACATATTAGTAACAAGAACCTTTGAAAACATTGTTATTTCAAGGGTTTTATTATATTAGGTCATAAAAAGGAAGGTGCAACATGAAGAAGGTCAATGTTCTTGGTACTGAATATACAATCAAGATTGATAATGAACTTAATGATCCAAAGTTAAAAGAATGTGATGGTTATTGTGATGATACAATAAAGCTTTGTGTTGTCGCTGACTTTATACCTGAAACAATGTCAAAATCAAACTTGGATGAATACAGAAAGAAAGTTATTAGGCATGAACTTATTCATGCTTTTTTATTTGAAAGTGGCATGGCTGAAATGTCACATGATGAAACCTTTGTGGACTGGATTGCAGCACAGTTCCCAAAATTACAAAAAGCATTCAAAGAAGCTGACTGCATATGAAAGGTGGTGAATAAAACATGTTTAATTTCTTATCTATTGGGGGTGATTATGTAAATAACATCATCCAGGAAGGTGCTGCAAATAGAATAACTGATGAAAAGTTTATTGAACTTGAAATTCAAAGGTTCAAAGCTTCAAGAAGAAGAAAAGAAATGCTTGATGGTGAAAGGTATTATGAAGGTAGTCATGACATTCTGAAAAGAAAAAGGACTGTTATTGGTGAAGGTGGAAAGCTTGAAGTTGTTGATAACCTTCCAAACAATAGAATTGTTGACAATCAATATGGAAAGATGGTTGACCAAAAGAAAAACTATTTATTAGGGCAACCTATTGCATTCAACACTGAAAATGACCTTTATACTAAACTGTTAAAAAAGATATTTAACAAGAAGTTTCAAAGGCTAATAAAAAATATCGGTGAAGATGCACTTAATGCAGGTATTGGTTGGATGTTTGTAAATTACAATGAACATGGTGAATTCGGCATGAAAAGATTTAAACCTTATGAAATCATTCCTGGATGGGCAGATGCAGATCATACTTACCTGGATTATGCAATCAGAATTTATGAAGTTATTGCATATGAAGGACAAGAAGAAAGAATTGTTGAAAAGGTTGAAGTTTATGATCAGAATGGTATTTATAGATTCGAATTAAGGGATGGAAAACTTGTTCCTGATGAAATACCTTTCAGCAATTATTTCACCACTATAACAGAAGATGGTGACCAGGTAATTGAACAAGGTTGGAATTGGTCAAAGATACCCCTTATCCCCTGGAAGTATAATTCAAAGGAAATTCCACTGATAAGGAAGGTTAAAACCTTACAAGATGGACTTAATACTATTCTTTCAAACTTCCAAAATAACATGGAAGAAGATGCAAGAAACACAATCCTTGTCCTGGTCAATTATGATGGTCAGAACCTTGGTGAATTCAGAAGAAACCTTGCACAATATGGTGCTGTTAAGGTTAAGACAGTTGATGGTGCAGGTGGTGACCTGAAAACACTTCAAGTTGAAGTTAATTCTGATAATTACAAGGCTATAATTGAGATATTCAAGAAAGCAATCATTGAGAATGCAAAAGGTTATGATGCAAAAGATGACAGGCTTGCAGGTAACCCAAATCAAATGAATATCCAATCCATGTATTCTGATATTGAACTTGATGCAAATGAAATGGAAACTGAATTCCAGGCTTCCTTTGAAGAATTGCTTTGGTTTGTTGATGTTCACTTATTCAATGCAGGATTTGGAGATTTTGAGAATGAAGAAGTTGAAGTTATATTCAATAGGGATATTATGATTAGTGAATCAGAAGTTATTTCTAATATTAAAGATTCAGTTGGAATTCTTTCTGATGAAACACTTATTTCACAACATCCTTGGGTTGATGATCCACAACTTGAACTTGAAAGAAAGGCAGCAGAAAAGGAAAAAGAACTTGATGAATATATGAATGCTTTCAGACCAGTCAACCCAAATGAAGGGGGTCAAGGTGGTGAAGTAGATGAAGAATAGTTCATATTGGAAGAAAAGATTTGAATATCTTGAACAGATTGAACATGATGAAGCTTCTTCCCTACTTCTTCAATTGGAAGAACACTACTTGAAAGCACAAAGGGAAATTGAAAGAAAGATTGAAGTTTGGTATCAAAGATTTGCAATCAATAACCAAATAAGCATGTCAGAAGCAAGGAAATGGTTAAGTAATAAAGAACTTGCTGAATTCAAGTGGGATGTTAAAGAATACATCAAATATGGTGAACAAAATGAACTTAATCCAATATGGATGAAAGAACTTGAAAATGCTTCTGCAAGGTATCATATTTCAAGACTTGAAGCTTTGAAATTACAAACACAACATTCCCTGGAAGTTTTATTTGGAAATCAAACTGATTCACTGGATCAGTTAATGAGAAACATTTATTCTGATGGTTATTATCACACTATTTATGAAATACAGAAAGGGTTCAATATTGGTTGGGATATTGCTTCCATAGACCAAAACAAACTGGAAAAGATAATCAAGAAACCCTGGGCAGCAGATGGAAAGAATTTCAGTGATAGGATTTGGACTAATAAATCCAAATTAGTGAATGAACTTCACAATGAACTTACACAAATGACAATCCTGGGGAAAGCACCTGATGAAGCAATCAGAAATATATCAAAGAAGATGAAAACTTCCAAGAATAATGCAGGAAGATTGGTCATGACTGAATCAGCTTACTTTTCTTCTGTTGCACAAAAGGATGCTTTCAATGATCTTGATGTTGAACAGTTTGAAATTGTTGCAACCCTTGACAGTAGAACATCGGCAATATGTCAAGAACTTGATGGGAAAGTCTTTGACATGAAAGATTATGAAGCAGGGGTTACTGCACCCCCATTCCATGTTTATTGTAGAACCACCACTGTTCCCTACTTTGATGATGAATTTAACATTGGAGAAAGAGCAGCAAGGGATGAAGAAACAGGAAAGACTTATTATGTACCTTCAAATATGACTTATCCACAATGGAAAGAAAAGTTTGTGGATAAAGGTGATAAATCAGGATTGAATGAAGTTGATCCAGTTGATATAATAAAAGATGAAAGACTGAAAGAATTTAAGAAGTTTTATGAAGATTGGGATGGAAACAATGTCGAATTACTTGCAGTTAAAGTTGTTAATCATGAGAATTTACCCCTAAAAGTTAATAGACATAAAATATCAGCACATGGTCAATGCCAATTAAGTTATAGTGATCCTGAAATAAAAATATTGACCTTTGAACTTAATAGTGAAGATTTAAGAAGTAAAGAATATCAGGTTAAAACAATGTTTCATGAATTATTTCATGCAAAGTCACATGACATTAAACATGATATTGGAAGTATTTCATTTAGAGATTGGGCATACCTTGATGATGTGTTTGCAGAAGTAACTGCACACTACATGAACAAGTCAATTGGTATTACAAAAGAAATCACACCAAGTTATGCAAGACATCTAATTGATACACTTCCAAAACTTAAAAAACTTCCTGAATTTAAGTCTTGTAATACAATAGCTGATTTTGGAAAAGTTGCGTATAATTATAGGTTTTCTACTAACAATAATGCTGAATGGAAATCAATGTGGGATGCATTAAATAAGATTGATCATAATATGATAGATTATAGTAAATATTATCTTGATTATATTACTAAAAATAAAGATAAATTAGTTGATCAATTGCTTGAAAATATGCCCCAGTATTCAGCATATAAAAATAATATGATTGATGATCTTACTAATGCTATTGATGACATAAATAATGGATTTAATATAAGTGGTAATAGACAAATGGTATTTGAACAGGCTTTAATTATTTCAATGAATAGATTGGGGGTAAAATAAAATGATTTATATTCCAGAAGAATGGATGAAAGATAAAAAGAATGAACAAAAAATTCATGAAATATTTAATGAACACCTTTATACTGATTTGAATCTTGACAACAATGTTGAATTAGCAATTCAGAAATTAAATGATATAGGTGAAACTGTTGTTATTGAAAAAATAAGAGATGGAACAATAAGCATCTTGTAAAACTTACAGGGTGCTTTTTCTTTTGTGGAAATTTAGGGGTGATTATCATGAAAGACTGAAAATTCAAGGGGTATAATACATCAAAGACCTTATAAAAATGCTTATATGGGCATTATATAAGGTCATTTTTTATGCAATTTATTAAAAGTTGGTGGTCATTTGTTAAAGATAAAGAAATCCAGGTTTGATGGAAGCTTTATTGTTTACAACCCTGATAACTTTGAATTGCATACCCATATTTATGCACCTAAAAGGATAGCAATACAACTAAAGCATAATGTTGAACACAGAAAACTTCCAAAGACAAATAGCATTAGATTGTTGGAAAGTCATATCAGGGTCACAAGAAATAAGAAGTACATTGAAATGGTGCAAAACAAGATTGATTCACTTCGTCTTTTTGGTATTGAAGACGATAAAGAACAAGACAAATAGGACTGGACTGAACCAGGTTAAAAAATGAATTTGAAAGGAGATTATAAAACTATGAAAAAAGAAGATTTAATTAAATTAGGACTTGATGAAGAAACTGCTGAAAAAGTAGCAAAAGCATCAGCAGAAGAATTGAAAGGATATATTCCAAAGGCAAGGTTTGATGAAGTTAATAATGAGAAAAAGAAACTTGAAACAACTGTTGCTGAAAGAGATCAACAACTTGAAACTTTGAAAAATTCAACTGGTGATGTTGAAGCTATGAAGACAAAGATTTCTGAACTTCAAGCTGAAAACAAGAAGAAAGATGAAGCACATGCTGCTGAAATTAAACAATTAAAAATTGATGCTGCTGTTTCTGCTGCACTTACTTCTGCAAAAGCTAAAAATGAAAAAGCAGTAAGGGCATTACTTGAACTTGATAATGTTGAACTTCTTGAAGATGGAACTGTTAAGGGATTGGATGACCAAATAAAGAAACTGCTTGAAGCTGATGATACAAAGTTCTTATTTGATACTGAAACAAAGAAAACAAAATTTAAGGGTGCAAATCCAGGAGAAACAGGAAATGAAGATCCTGATAAAAAAGTTGATGTTAGCAAAATGACTTATGAAGAATTAGCAGCTTACCTGGAAGAAAACCCTGATGCTGAAATTTAATTAAAATTGATAAAAGGAAAGGTGATTTATAATGGCAAAATTTGATGCTAAAAGTTTTAATGAAAGAGCATTTGGAAAGTATGTTGATATTGTTCCAAAGCTGAAAAAGAATGAATTGATTAAATCAAAGGCTTTACAACCAAATAGCCAAATCAAACAGGCTTTCAGTGGTCAAACTGGTGTAGTTTATGCAACTATTCCTATGTATGGAAGAATTGATGGTGACCCATTAAACTATGATGGTCAAACTGACATTACTGCAACAAGCACAACCACTTATGAAAGAGGGGTTGTTGTAATTGGTAGAGCAAAAGCATGGGTTGAAACTGATTTTGCAGAAGATGTTACTGGCGGTGCAAGCTTCATGACCAATGTAGCAAAACAAGTTGCTGAATATTGGGATGAAATTGACCAAGACACATTACTTGCAATCCTTGAAGGTATCTTCAACATGACTGGTGCAGGAAATTTAAAGTTTGTTGATGGTCATACTTATGATATTTCTGACAAGGAAACAAATAATGTTGTTGGTGCTGCAACTTTAAATACTGCTATTCAGAAAGCAAGTGGTGACAAGAAGTCCAAGTTTACAATTGCAATCATGCATTCAACTGTTGCGACAAACCTTGAAAACTTGAAGTTACTTGCTTATATGACTTACACTGATGCAAATGGTATTGAAAGACAACTTGAACTTGCAACTTGGAATGGTAGAACAGTAATAATTGATGATGGTATGCCAGTTGAAGAAGTACCTGAAAGTGAAGAAGGTGCTAATGATGGATATTACAAATACACCACTTATGTTCTTGGAAATGGTGCATTTGACTATGAAGACATTGGTGCAGAAGTTCCATATGCTATGGTTAGGGATGAAAAGACTAATGGTGGTCAAACTTACCTATACAGTAGACAAAGAAAAGTATTTGCACCTTATGGAATTTCCTTCACAAAGAAAGCAATGGCAACCAATTCACCAACTGATGCTGAATTAAAGAATGGTCAGAATTGGGAATTAGTTCATGATGGTGGTCAAGGTGCTGCAAGAAAATACTTTGATCATAAGGCAATCCCTATTGCAAGAATTATTTCCAGGGGTTAATTAGCTTATATCGGAAAGGGTGATATTTATGGCACTTGATGATTTAAAGCAGACAGTGCTGAACAATATCATCCAAATATTGTCAGGGTCAAGTCTATCAGAAGAACCTTTCCTCCTGGGTGTTCTGAATAGACTTGAATCCCTTGGTTATACAATCAAGGAAACTGATAGTTGGATGATCAGTTTTTCAGTACAAAAAGTTGAAAACACCATCAAGAATGATTGTAATGTTAATTCTGTTCCTGATGGTTTATATAGTGTTGCAACTGACATGATTTGTGGTGGATTCTTATTTGCTAAAAAGCAAACTGGACAACTGGAAGATTTTAATTTGGAAGCTGCATTGAAATCAGTTCAAGCAGGTGATACAACTGTAACTTATGCAATTGGTGATGCTTCAATGACCCCTGAACAAAGATTGAATAGTTTAATTTCTTATTTAATGACCAAAGGAAAGGGGGAATTTGCATGTTATCGGAAAATCAAGTGGTAGCTGTTAGAAAAGCAATTGAAATGACCTACACTGGAAGGTGTACTATTACAGAACATCAGAAAGTAAAGAAAGCAAATAAGTCCACTGGTTTTGAAGATAAAGTTGTTCTTGAAGACCAACCTTGCAGATTATCCTTTGAAAAGGTCACCAGTAACAGTCAAGGTGAAACTGCTGCGACAGTGGTTCAAATAGCAAAAGTCATACTTGCACCTGAAATTAAAATCAAACCAGGTTCAAAACTTACTATTACACAAAATAGGGTTACAACTGAATATTCAAGTAGTGGTGAACCTGCAAGATATAACACCCATCAAGAAATTGTTCTTGAATTATTTAAAGGATGGTCATAATGTCAAAGTTCGGAAATTGCAAGTTCAACGATTTGAAAAAACTTCAAGAAAGATTGAACAAGCTGAATGAAAAAGAAATTAATGAATTCATTGAAGCTTGTGCAAAAGAACTTGCTGCAAGGTTATTGGCAAAAGTAATTAAAAGGACACCAGTTGGAGAATACCCCAAAAGTTCAGGAAAAAAAGGTGGTACTTTAAGAAGGGGTTGGACAGCAGGGAATAAAAATTGGTCAGAGAAAAATGGTAAAGTATCTGTTCATGGTATAGGTGGTGCAAGTGGTTATGTTAATAATTTACCTATTCATCACTTCGGTAACACTTATGTTATTGAAATAGTGAATCCAGTTGAATATGCTTCTTATGTTGAATTTGGTCATAGGACAAGAGATCATAAAGGATGGGTTCAAGGAAGGTTTATGTTGACTATATCTGAACAAGAAATTGAAAGGGATGCACCTAAAATTCTTGAAAGAAAATTGGCAAAGAAATTGGGGGAAGTGTTTAAATGATAAATAAAATTATTGATGCAATCAGCATTTCCATCAATTCTGAATTTGGTGATGACTATGAAATTTATACAGAAAGTATTGAACAAGGTTTGGAAGAACCTTGTTTTTTTATTTTATGCTTGAACCCAACAAATGAACTTTTCAGAAACAACAAGTATTTCAGAACCAATCAATTTTGCATTCAATACTTCCCTTCCACAGATGAACCAAAGGCTGAATTTTATTCAGTTCTTGAAAGGTTGTATGATTGCCTGGAATTAATCACTGTTAATGGTGACTTATCCAGGGGTTCAAGAATGAAAGGTGAAATTGTTGATGGTGTTTTGAACTTCTTTGTAAATTATGACATGTTTGTTTATAAGGTTGAAGATAAAACACCAATGGAAGAAATGGAAATCAATGCTGATGCGAAAGGATGGTAATAATGGCAAGTAAAACAAAACCTGCTGATGTAAAAGCTGAAAAGAAAGTTGAAACAGTAAAGTTTCCAAAAGAACAGCTTTTATTATCTAACAGATACAAAAACAGAAAAGACATCCTTGGGGTATTACTTGAAGATGGAAAAGAATATTCCTTTGAACAAGTGAATGCCTTACTGGATGAATTCATGAAAGGAAAGGTGAAATAATATGGCATTAGGTGGTGGAACTTTTGTCACTCAAAATAAAGTGCTTCCAGGTTCATATATAAACTTTATTTCATTGGCAAAAGCAAGTGCATCCCTTTCTGACAGGGGTGTTGCAGCAATGCCCCTTGAATTGGATTGGGGTGTTGAAAATGAAATCTTTGAAGTAACCAAAGCTGACTTCCAAAAGAATTCTTTGAAGATCTTTGGTTATGATTACACACATGAAAAGTTGAAAGGTCTTCGTGACCTATTCTTGAATATCAAAACCCTTTATGCTTACAGGCTGACAAGTGGTGGAAATAAAGCAAGTAATGATTATGCAACTGCAAAATTCGGTGGAACTCGTGGAAATGATATAAAAATAAGCATTCAAGCAAATGTTGATGTTCCTGAAAAGTTTGATGTAAAAACCATTGTTGGAACAACTATTGTTGACATTCAAACAGTTTCAAGTGCTGATGAATTAGTTCCAAATGATTATGTAACATTCAAGACAGGTGCTTCCCTTGCAGTTACAGCAGGAACACCTTTAACTGGTGGAACAAATGGAACTGTTGATGGTACAGCACATCAAAACTTCTTGGATAAGGTTGAAGCTTACACTTATAATGCACTTGGTGTTGTTACTACTGATGATACAATCAAGGGTTTATATGCAAACTTCAATAAAAGACTTCGTGATGAAGTTGGTCAGAAGTTCCAAACTGTTCTTTACAAGAAACCTTTTGATTATGAAGGGGTTGTCAATGTAAAGAATAAAGTTGTTGAAGATGAAGCTGCACTTGTTTATTGGGTAACTGGTATCATTGCAGGTTGTGAAGTAAATAAATCCAACTTGAATAAGAAATATGATGGTGAATTTACTGTTGAAGCTGACTACACCCAAGCTGAATTGGAAGCAGCTATCAAAGCAGGTGAATTTACACTTCATAAGGTTGGTTCTGACATTAGGGTTCTTTCTGACATTAATTCACTGGTTACTTTATCAGATGAAAAGGGTGAAATATTCCAGGATAACCAAACAATCAGAGTTATTGACCAAATTGCAAATGACATTGCAGTTTTATTCAATACAAAATATCTTGGAAATGTTCCAAATGATGCATCAGGAAGAATTTCATTATGGTCTGACATAGTAAAACATCATGAACAATTACAAGAAATAAGAGCAATTGAAAATTTCAGTGATTCTGATGTTATAGTTGAACAAGGAAATACAAAGAAAGCTGTTGTTGTAAATGATGTTGTCACTGTTGTTAATACAATGGCACAGCTTTACATGACAGTTGTTGTAGCATAAGGAAGGGGTGAAAGTTGATGAATAATGTTACAATGAAATCAAGAGATACCATATCAGCAAAACTTGCTGAATGCTTTATCACTATCAATGGAAATAGATACAACTTTATGCAGATGATTGACTTTGAAGCAAAAGTTGATAAAAAGAAGACTAAAGTTCCAATCCTGGGAAGAATTATGGAAGGAAATAAAACTGTTGGTCTTTCAGGTACTTTTTCAGGTACAGCACATTATAATCAATCAATTTTCAGACAGGCATTGCTTGAATACAAGAACACTGGAATTGATGCTTATTTTGAAATACAAGTTACCAATGAAGATCCTGAATCAGCAGCAGGAAGACAAACCCTTGTTTTCATGGATTGCAATACTGATGGTGGTATTCTTTCCAAGTTTGATGCTGATGGTGAATACCTGGATGAAGAAATTTCAGGTACATTTGAAGACTTCAAGATGCCTGAATCATTTGCATTATTGAATGGAATGCTTTAATAAACTACCCCTACCCAAATTTAATGGGTAGGGATTTTTTTACCCAAATTTAATAAGGAAAGGTGAATAAATATGTCAAATTTAAGCTTATTCTTAAAGAAAAATAAAAAAGTAAGAGAAAATACAACTTACCCTGCGACCAAATCATTGGTTGATGAAAATGGTAAACCATTAGAATGGGTCATCAAACCTTTAACGACCAAAGAGAATGAAGACATTCGTGAAAGTTGCACTTATGAAGTTCCAGTTAAGGGTAAACCAAATATGTTCAGACCAAAGGTCAACACAAGTCAATATCTTGCAAAAATGATTGTTGCATCAGTTGTTGAACCAAACCTTTACAATGCTGAACTTCAAGACAGTTATGGTGTAAAGACACCAGAAGACTTATTGAAAGAAATGATTGATGACCCTGGTGAATACAATGATTTTGCAACATTTATTCAACAGTTTAATGGATTTACTACAAACATCAATGACAGGATTGAAGAAGTAAAAAACGAATAAGAGAAGATGACCCTGAATTTAATTTCATTCACTATGCAATTCAGAAATTACACTGGTCACCTTCTCAAATAGATGAATTTGTTAATGCAGATGATAACATGAAAGCATTATATTTTGGGTCAACACAAATTAAGATTGAAAATGACAAGGAAAAGAAAAAGGAAATTGAACGGAAAGCTAAACAATGATAGGGGTCTTCTTCCCTATCATTTATTTTTTATGAAAGGGGTGAAAGACAAATGGCAAGTATTAGAACACAGATTGAACTTTATGATGCTATATCAGCACCATTGATTAATATTACCAATGCACTGAATATGACAATAAGTTCATTTGAAGATATGCAAGAAGCAGCAAACAATTCATTTGACAGTTCAAGTTTGGAAAGTGCAAGGGATTATGTCAATCAAGCAACTATTGCAGTCAATGAATTAACTGATGCCTTAAATGAAGTTGTTACCCCTGAAATCACCCCAACTGCTTCACCAGTTCAAGAACCAGTTGAAGTTCCTATCACTTGGAGAAGTGACACTTTTGATGTATTCACTAACACTGGAATTGATAGGTTTCAACAGGAAATTCAATCAACCAATAATATGTTGAACACTTTGAACAGTACACAAGAACAAATTGCAAATCAAGCAAGAAATACTGACCTATTCCCTGATAATATGGTCAATGACTTAAATGCAATGACTGGAAGAATTCAAAGAATACAAAGTCAAATCCAACAAATTGAAAGTAATCCAATGAACCTTGGAACTGATTTGGCAAATAGTCAGCTTGAAGAATTAAGAATGCAATTAAGTCAAGCAATTGACCAACAGGAAGACTTGAACCAAGCTATTGAAAGAATGGACATCAATGAAGCAAATCAAGCTTATATGAGATTATCACAAACTGTTGGAAATACAGAAAGATACATCAGGGATAATGTTGATGCACAAGGTCAATTTAATCAACAAATAAGGGATGGAACTTCTGCTGCAAGTAGTCTTGAAAATAAAATCTTGGGATTTGTTGCAGCTTATGCAACTATTCAATCAGCACAAAAGGTCTTGGATATATCGGACACAATGACCCAAACAACAGCAAGACTTAATATGATTAATGATGGACTTCAAACTACCCAAGATCTTCAAAATATGATTTACTTATCTGCTGAAAGGTCAAGGGGTTCTTATGCTGATACTGCTGATGTTGTCGCAAAATTAGGATTAAGAGCAGGTGAAGCGTTCAGTTCCAACACTGAAATAATTGCATTTGCTGAAAACTTAAATAAAATGTTCATCATTGCAGGTGCTTCACAACAAGAAATGGCTTCTGCAAGTTTACAGTTGACACAGGCTTTGGGTTCAGGTGTTCTTCGTGGTGAAGAATTAAATGCAGTCTTTGAATCAGCACCAAATGTTATTCAATCAATTGCTGATTACCTGGATGTTCCTATTGGTAAGATTAGAGAAATGGCAGCAGATGGTGAAATCACTGCTGATATAGTGAAAAATGCTTTACTTTCTGCAACTGATACAATTAATGAACAGTTTGAACAAATGCCTATGACATTCGGTCAAATTTGGACTTCCATCAGTAATGATGCTTTAATGGCTTTTGATCCAGTCCTTGAAAGATTGAATGAATTTGCAAATAGTGACCACTTCCAGGTGATGGTTGAAGGAATTACAAATACCCTGGTATTTGTTTCAGGTTTGGTCATAGAAATATTTGATTTGGTAGCACAAGTTGCAGGTTTTATTTCTGAAAATTGGTCAATTATTGAACCAATAATTCTTGGTGCAGCAACAGCACTTGGAATTTATGTTACAGCATTGCTTATTTATAATACAGTACAAGCAATCACAAATGGAATTCAAGCAATTTCAGCTTTCAGGGCAAGTGTTCATGCAGCAGCAACAATGCTTCAAACAGGGGCAACTTTTGCAGCAACAGCAGCACAACATGGGTTCAATGCAGCTTTACTTGCTTGTCCTATCACCTGGATTATACTTGGAATAATTGCAATCATCACAGTGATTTATTTAGCAGTTGCAGCATTCAATAAATTGGCAGGAACATCAGTCAGTGCGACTGGAATTATAATGGGTGTACTTGCTGTTGCAGCAGCATTTATTGGAAACCTATTTGTAACACTGATAAATTTTGTCATTGATATATTCGTTGTTCTATGGAATTTCATTGCAGCATTCGCAAACTTTTTTGCAAATGTATTTAATGATCCAGTAGGTGCAATAGCAAGGTTGTTCTTTGATTTGGTTGATACAGTGCTTTCACTTCTTCAATCTTTGGCAAAAGCAATTGACACAATCTTTGGGTCAAATCTTGCAGGTTCGGTTCAAGGTTGGAGAGATTCACTTGGTGGGTGGGTAGATGATACCTTTGGAAAAGGTGTTGAAGTTATGGCTGAATTAGATTCAAGTGACCTTCACCTTGGAAGATTTGAATATGGTGCTGCTTGGGATGCAGGTTATGCATTCGGTGAAGGTATTGAAGACACCATTTCAAATTTTAGCATTGGAGATTTATTTGACACAAATATTCCTGATCCAAGTGATTATGCATTGGGTTATGATGGAAGTTCTATTCCTTCCAATATTGCTGATATTGCTGACAATACTGGTGCAATTAAGAATTCAGTTGATATTTCACAGGAAGATTTAAAATACATGCGTGATTTAGCAGAAACAGAAGTAATTAATAGATTTACAACAGCAGAAATCAGGGTTGATATGCCAGTTAATGCAACTATAAATAATGAAATGGATCTTGATGGTGTAGTTGATTATCTTGGTGAAGGTGTAACAGAAGCTATGGAAAAAGCAGCAGAGGGGGTGCATGATTAATGGCATATTATTTCTATTTAGATAAAATGTTGTTACCAATTGCACCTTCAAAGTTGCAATTGAAAATTAACAATCAAAACAAAACTTTGACCCTTATTAATGATGGGGAAATAAATATCCTGAAAAAAGCAAAATTGACTGATATTGATTTTGATGCTTTAATTCCACAAGTCAAATATCCTTTTGCTTTATACAAGGATGGATTTCAAAATGCTTCTTATTATTTGAACAAGCTTGAAGAATTGAAAACCAGTCAAGAACCTTTCCAGTTCATAGTTACAAGAACACTTCCAAATGGAAGAATGCTATTTGATACCAATATCAAGGTTTCATTGGAAGACTACAAAATCAAGGAAGATAAAAAAGAAGGTTTTGATTTGGTTGTATCAATTAAGCTGAAACAATACAAAGATTATGGAACTAAAACTGCAAATATTACCTTTAAAGATAATAAACCAAAAGCAACAATAAATAATACAAGACCTGCTGAATCATCCCCTGCACCAAAAACAACAGCTAAAACACACACTGTTGTCAAAGGTGATACTTTATGGGGAATTGCTAAAAAGTATTATGGAAATGGTAGTCAGTACCCTAAAATTCATAATGCAAATAAGGATAAGGTCAAGAACCCAAACCTGATATATCCAGGTCAAGTTCTGACTATTCCAGTTTAGGGTGGTGTTCAAAATGGAAGTTGAACTTTTAATTCAAAATGGAAGTAAAGTTTATATTCCAGTTGTTGAAGAAGGTATTATTTGGACAACTGAAAGAAAAGGAACACCAGGTCAATTGACATTTAATGTTGTAAAGGATGATTTAATAAATTTTACAGAAGGTAATGCAGTTAGATTAAGAGTTGACAACAAAAATATATTTTATGGTTTTATATTCATAAAGAAGCGTGACAAAGATGGAATTATTAAAGTCACAGCTTATGATCAGATTAGATATTTAAAAAATAAAGATACCTATGTTTACACAAATAAAAGGGCAGATGAATTTATTCGGATGGTTGCTTCTGACTTCAATTTGAATGTTGGAACTTTGGAAAACACAGGTTATAAAATAGCATCCAGGGTTGAAGATAATGTTGCTTTAATTGACATGATACAAAATTCATTGGATTTAACCCTGATGAATAAAAAAGAAATGTTTGTCTTATATGATGATTTTGGAAAACTTACTTTGAAAAGTATTCAATCAATGAGATTGAACCTGCTAATTGATGAAGAAACTGGTGAAAATTACAGTTATACTTCAAGTATTGATTCGGATACCTATAATAAAATTAAACTGGTATATGACAATGAGAAGTCAGGAAAAAGGGATATTTATATTGCACAGGATTCAAATAATATGAACAATTGGGGTATTCTTCAATATTTTGATACCTTAAAAGAAGGTGAAAATGGTAAAGCAAAAGCTGATGCACTTCTTTCCCTTTACAATAAGAAAACAAGAAACCTGACAATCCAAAATGCTTTTGGAGATACCAGGGTCAGGGCAGGTTCAATGGTAGTGGTTCAATTGAATTTAGGTGATGTAAAATTAAATAATTTAATGCTTGTTGAAAAGTGCAAGCATAAGTTCAATCTTGATGAACACTTTATGGATTTAACTTTAAGAGGGGGTGAATTTGTTGCATGATTTTAATGACCTATTAAGAATAATCAAAAAGGCAGCAGTTGAAGCAGTTAATGCTTCCAAACCAACAGCAATTGTTTATGGTAAAGTCATCAGCATTTCACCCTTAAAAATCAATGTTGAACAGAAAATGACACTAACTGCTGCACAATTGGTCTTGACCAGGAATGTCACAGATTACAAAGTTTATATGACAGTTGACCATGTAACTGAAAACAAAAGTGGTGGAAGTGGTGATGCTTCTTTTGCTTCCCATAATCATGAGTACAAGGGAAAGAAAGAATTTACTGTTCATAATGGTTTAATTGTAGGTGATGAAGTGGTCATGATCCAAATGCAAGGTGGTCAAAAGTATATTGTTATTGATAGGGTGGTGAAAATATGATTCCAGGAATGCATGGTTTTTTAAATGAAGATTTTGAAATTGAACAACAACCAAGTAGAACTTACAAAATGTATCTTGAACAAGAAGTAATCAATGGTTTTACTGATGAATTAGATGCAATGAAACAAACAATATACATGATCCTGAATACTGAAAGGTATCAGTATATTATATATTCCTGGAATTATGGAATTGAATTAGCTGATTTGTTCGGTGAACCAGTCACTTATGTATGCCCTGAATTAGAAAGAAGAATTACAGAAGCATTGACCCAAGATGAAAGGATCTTGTCGGTTGATGCTTTTTCATTTGATTTAAGTGTAAAAGGAAAGGTTCATGTTACCTTTATAGTACACACAATCTTTGGTGAAGTTGAAGCAGAAAAGGTGGTGAATATTTGATGTATGAAGATATAACATTTGAAGTCATTCTTCAAAGAATGCTTGACAGAGTACCTGATAATTTAGATAAAAGGGAAAGTTCACCAATCTATAATGCACTTGCACCTGCTGCTGTTGAACTTCAATTAATGTATATTGAATTTGACATTATTCTTCAAGAAACCTTTGGTGATACAGCTTCAAGGGAATATTTAATCAGAAGGGCAGCAGAAAGGGGAATTCACCCATACCCTTCAACTTATGCAATATTAAAAGGTGAATTCACACCAACTTCAATTGATATTCCTATTGGTTCAAGGTTCAGCTTACATGATTTGAACTATTATGTAAAAGAAAAAATTGAAGATGGTGTTTACCAGGTCGAATGTGAAGAACCAGGTGTAAAAGGAAATCAATATTTTGGTGATTTAATTCCAATTGAATATATTGATGGACTTGAAACAGCAAAACTGACAGAAATTCTTATTCCTGGTGAAGATGAAGAAGAAACGGAAGCTTTAAGAAAAAGATATTTTGATACCTTCAATACAAAACCTTATGGTGGAAACAAGCAGGATTATATTCAAAAAACCAATGCCATTGTCGGTGTTGGTGCAACTAAAGTAACACCTGTTTGGAATGGCGGTGGGACAGTAAAACTTACAATTTTGAATTCAGAATTTAACAAAGCAAGTTCAACATTAATTGAAACTGTTCAGAATGAAATTGACCCTGTTGGTTATTCAGGGAAAGGTTATGGAATTGCACCAATAGGTCA